CAGCCCAAGGCACAGGGCGGTCAAGGCAAAAAAATTCGCCATCAGAAAAGTCTCGGACCGTAAGGGTAAGGAACGAGGAGCGCGTCCACTGGTGTTCCTCGTCCCCCAAACGAAGCGCCCAGGATGCCGAGCGACGAGCTCGGCATCCCGGGCAGTAGGCACAAGCGACGAGCGCACCACGCGCCATCACTGGCGCGTGACAGCTCACAGCCTGAAGCCACCACGTCCAGGCAAGATGCGCATCTCGTTAATGGGATGCGTCTTACCAAAGGTATCGCGGCGGGACAAGGAAGACCGAAGATACTCGGTCTGGTTCGTCCGGTCATCGTGCGAACGTGGGGCGGTGCGGTCGGCGAGGCGGCGTCGGTTCATGAGTCCTCCTATTTACGGTAGTAGTCCGAAGGATTCTTCGGCATATAGGGACGAGGGTTACCAACAGCCGGAGTCACGGACTCGCGGACCTTCTCCCAAAACTTGGGAGCAGACTTCGAGCGGTTCAAGTCCTCGAGGAGTCGCTTGGCGGGTTGCATAGCGGGAGAACCGCTTATAGCCTTGACGCCTTCACGAACAGCACGAACAGTGGCAGAGTCACGGCGAGTAGAGCCGGTGCCCTCGAGCACATCGTTATCGATGCGTTGACCTCGAGTCTGCTCACGCACTAGCGCAGCTTGGTCAGAAATGAGACGCGCCTGCTGCACAGCAGTGACAGCGCCCGGGTCAATGCCCCGGATAGAACCTTGACGAGGAGCCTCGGCTCGAGGAGGAGGAGAGCCGACGTTAGCACCTTGACCGGTGCCGTACATAAGAGCCGGGTTAAGACCGGCGTCCTTCAGGCGCGAGACCTGATTGACGGGCTTGTTATACTCCAAGCCCTCCTGCCACATCCTGTAGTTGAGCGCGTTAGTCTCGCGCGTTAAAGCCTGGTCCTTCAAAGACTGCCAGTAATCAAGGCCAGTCTGAGCAAGGCCAGCACCAGCAACAGCACCGGCGGCTAGTAGAGGTAACATAAAAATAGATTAACAGAGAAAAGACACGAAAGCAAGTCGTGTCATATAGCACAGTAATATCAAGTAGGGAACTGTGCCCCCACCCCCGACCCCTCCCAAGAGGTGGGAGGGGGGAAATAATAAGGCCAGGAAGGGCCCAAAAATGAGAATAGAGAGCCGTAACGGGGGGTACCCCCCTGCGACCCCCAAAAGCTTAAGATAACGCACGCACGCGAAACGCACGCACGCGCAGAGAGCGAAAGGAAGTCGCAAAAACGAAAAACGGCAAAAAAGAGCCGGCCCCCTTTCGGGGGCCGGCAAACGTACCAGTACGGAAGGCTCGCTCCGCTACGCCTTAGAGTCGCCTTCGGCGACAACATCGGCTTGGAAGCCGGGAAGCTCACGAGTCAACTCGGAAGCAAGCCGTTGAAGCTCGGGAGAGCCAGCCTTGAGCTGAGACAACAGCTTAGAGCGCAACTCACGTTGCTTAGACTGCGCGGCCTCGAGCTTCTTAGCCTCGAGTGCCTTGCCCTCCGACTCGACCTTGTCGAGTTCGTCGCGGAGCTGAGCGGCGCGAACGCCTAGCTCCGTGAACCCCACCCTAGAAAGGTCATCCCCGAAGGGGAGACCATGAGCAGGAGAACCGCCACGCAAGTGGCGGTCAATGAGACTCGCCACAGGAATATCCTGGGACGGGTCAGTGAGAGAAGGACCCCAGTCAACGTCGGGCTCCTTGAACATCGGAGAGTCGTGCGTCCGATACTTCGGGTTTTCCTTGGTCATCAGATGCCCATCAACCCGGGACGAGCGACGAGAGGAAGCGGGCGCTTGGCGTGAACCTGGTTCAACACCTGCACCCACAAAGCCTGGCCGGCGGTGTCAGCGAGAATGCGCTTAGTCGGGTCAGACTGGACGAACGCGCTATTGAGCGTAGGATCCGCAGTGAAAATGCGGGCCATCGTCCAGTAGTTCAACGTGGACTTGAAATCGCCATGGACGGACGACTCACGCTCACGCATCTCTTGGAAGCGAGGAGCGTAGCCGAAGACACCATCAGGAGTCGCATGGGCGGCGTACAGCTCCTTGTTGAGGATGGCCTGTTCGCCGATACCGGCGAACGTCGGCCAGGGGTAGTCTAACCTCGAGCGGCGATTCCAGAGAGGGCTCGAGCCCTGCTGATACTTGGTCCGAGGAAGGACGGACATGATGCCGATGACGTAGCCATGTTCCTCGAAAGTCTTCTTGAAGGCGTGGAGGGTCGGCACGGAATATCCGTGACCGGCCATAGCGCCGAGAGGAGTACCAGACGCGCCCGTGGCCGAGGTCTGCAAGACCTCGGAAACGGTGAGAGGAGAAACGCCGCCGCCCAAATACTCGGGGCGCTGAAGGCGGGCGTCGGAACTGCGGATACCGAAATGCTCGAGGATGCTCTCGATGTAACGAGCGCCGCCGCGAGCGTTCTTCTCCATCCACTTCTGAAGAGCGATAACCTGACGGAACTGATTGACCGTCGCGGCAGTCGCGTTAGACAGGTCGGCCTGCAACCGGCCGTTCGGATCTACAACATCAGTGCCCGTGCCAGTGAGCTGGCCCGAGCCATCGGACGAGAGAGCCGTAGAGCCCTCAAGGGCGCCGGTGACTCGATTACGAATGAGCATGACGTTCGTTGACGTCGTGTGAGGAACGAGCGTGACGGGCGCGGAGGTACCGAGCGGAACGGTAGCCGCGGTGCCGCGCTGAGCCCACGGAAGGGCCGAAGTGAAACGGTCCTTCTCCCACGCGCGATTGAGAAGCGTCGTGTTCGTGGTCGTGTCGGTGCCGGCGGCCTTACTAACGGTGACAGCAGTCACTAGGTTCTGGTCGCGGTACCAGTTATTAAAAATCTCCCCGTAGGCCCTGAAGGGAAGAGCGTTGACGACGAAGTCGGCGACGCCAGTAGGACACCCGAGATAGTCCCCGAGAGTATTGAGGGCAAAGCCCGTAGACGGAGGAGCGGCAAGGGTCGGATGCACGGTAGCGTCCGTGCCCGAAGTTCCGCCAGTGATGAAGGACTCCCAATCGGTCATGAGGAGCCGAGAGGGCACGAAGAAATAATGCGTATAGACGTTGACTCGATGCATCATCGGTGCAAGCATCGGCGCGATGCGCACGAGCATATCGGTCTTGACCTCGAACTTATCACCCGGGAGGATTTCCTCGAGCATGATAGGCACGAGCTTGCCCATGTCCATTGACAGGGTCTTCTCGTGCGTTAAGTCGAACGTACTGGATTCCATTTAGTTCTCCTTACAGCGTACCGCGAGGCCGTCGCCTCGCGGCGAAATCCGCGCGTGAAACTATTGCGCGGTCCAAAACATTGTTCTTTATAAAATCGCGACCTTCGGCCACTTCAGCGAGTGCATGGGATAAGGCACGTTCACGACGCGCAAGAAGATAAGCTTGCCGTCCTTGCTCATCGAGGCGGTCCACGTAATATCGTGGAGGAGTAATTGCCTTTGAACCGATACGAATGATGCCTTGCGAAACGAGAGTGTGTCTCCGGAGCGTAGCTCCGGAAGCCCCGATATAATGGGACATGACGGAGAACGGCGGCGCGTTGCCTTGTCTTTCTTCATGCAGACGAATCCTCCCTAGAGGGGCTTTCATGACATAGCCCGTAACATAACGAATAGAAGCAGGCTCGAGGTTGCCAATATCAACATGGCCCCACGGCCAAGCGGCCTCGAGGGCCACCCTATCACGCTTATCCAGCCCAAACATGAGAGCGTGGTAATGAGCGCGGGCACTACGCTCTCCGTACTCGCCAACGGCGTAGTATTTAAAAACGAAGCCAGCGCGCCGAAGGCGCTTGAAAAAAATCTGTAGATAACGGCGAGACACAGCCCAAGGCACAGGGCGGTCAAGGCAAAAAAATTCGCCATCAGAAAAGTCTCG